CACGATTTGAAACACCCCTGCAACCTCGTAGTATTCGTAGCATTTTAGGTAATATCCCTTAATGATATTGGTATCGCTTGCCGATGTAGCCACCTGATAAAACCCGCTCGTGTAGGTAAAGTTTACCGATACAAATTTGCTCACATCAAACTCGACTGAGTCCGCAGGGTTTGCAGGTGAATCGTAAAATGCCTGAGTGATTAACTCGTTTGCAGTATTGTAAACCTTCACCACATACTTGAAGCCGGGTAGGTTTGCGTTGGTGCTGCTTATCGTATAGTTGATGCGGTTAAACGCTGGCAGGTAGTTAGCGGTGGGTTGTACTAAAGTGATCATTTGCTGACTTTTAAAACGAGTGAATTAAATCCTATTTCTTGAATGTCGATATTGAATTGAGGTGTAGCTTCATCGATTGATTTCTTGACAAACATCTTACCTTCGATTCCGTACTTTTTAATGTAGTAAGCCATACGCTTTGCGCTGCTCGATATTTGTGGTAGCATCTGTCTTCCCTCGATTAGATTGGTAGCCTCAATCTCCATATTTTTACGCTTCATCCATCCTTCTAAACCTTGGAGGGCTTTTAAAGGCATAAAGTAGGTTTTAAACTGGTAGTGATCTCCGTCTTTATTTGGGTATGTCTTTTTATTTTTAATATCATGTTTAATACCCCTTACTCCTTTGTCCTGAAAATCCGAATAATCAGCACCCACCTCGATCTCTAAGCGGTACCCAGTCTTGGTTTCTTTAACCCCGATCACCGAAAAGGAGCTTGCAAGCTTACCACTATCCGCAGGTGAGTATTTGGCTAGGTTGTCAACTATCTCAATGCCTAACTTATTCATGGCATCGGTCACGTTTTTAACCAAAGCACCCTCAACCGCAGCAACATATTCGTTACCCTTCAGGGTTCTCCCACCTATCTTAAGATCTGCTACTTGAGCTTTTGTTGCAACTGCCATTTCTTGTATTCGTTGTCCTTGTGTTTGTTATAATCCTTCAAATATGCTAGAGTATTTAGATACTCAATTACCTTTAATTCAAATGCTTGGTTCACTGTAATATTTTGGAAGTCTGCGACCTGCTTGGTGCTGTGTACCCAGCCCCACCTTTCCATAAACGGACCGCCTTCGCTGCCAGCTCCTTGTTCTGGATTGAGGAGATTATTGTACTGCTTATTAATTCGTTGAATAGTTGACAAAAAAAAAGCATGCATCCGTAAACCTCTAGGAAGTTAGCCTCCAAGAGATCCTCCGCCACCAAGTCATGAGGCACCACTCCATAGCCTTTGTACTTGTCTCCTTCCATCGGTAAGAAGAAGCAGGCTGCAATTTTATTCAGCTGCATGATCTCGCCCGCAAAGGCTAGGATATCGATATACTGACCTGCCGTGATCTCGTGCATTTCGTAACAAAACTTGTATCGTTTATCTCCTACCTGCAAGAAATCCACTGGCTTGGTCTCAGGGATATTGTCAAAGAAAGAAAGCTTTTTTCCGTACTCCTGCATTAGGTCTCGGTACTTGTAATTATCGTACTCGCTCTCATCTTTCCCCTCAATCACCGCAAGCATTTTTTGTTGCTTCTCGATAATGTTAAGGTTTCCGTTCACCTCGATATCGTACAAGGTAATAAACTGCCCGACTGTTAATTTGTCCCACATGACTTGAAATATATTTTGTTTGGTTTGTGTATTTTAACGGAAGGAGTACAATCCCTTATTACTAATCTGCAACTCATTTAAAGCAAAGTACCTCAAAGCATCCAAGGAGTGATTGTTAAAATCGACAGGCTCCTCTTGTAATCCCCCATTTTTATCTTGCCTAAATTTGTAAGTCATGATTTCCTTACTAATGATGTCACCAGCTAAATAATTAACATTATAACGCTTCAGGATATCAATACCATTCCTGATACTATCTCTACCTTTCTTTGCCCCAGCAATATTTCTCCAGCCATCACGGTATAATTCTTCGATTGATTTAGGCTCAGCACTATCTGCGATAATAGGCTTAAAAATATTTACCCCTAACTCTTTCATCTTTATGCTTATATCTTGATTAGTTAATCCCCTCTCGTAGATCAAAGTATTAACAAATAATTCACCCTCATTTTTCCTTACTTCAACTAATGCGGTTGGATCAATAGTGTAGCCGAAATCCAATCCATATCCTATAACTTCTCCTAATACCTGATCGCATGGTTTAAAATTATTAAAGATTAGACCTTCTATTGCACCCCATTCACCATTGCCATATACTCTCCATAGGCTCGGATCTGTTTTTTCAAGTAACTCGATCTCTTTAATAAGGCTCTCCTCAATAAACGGATTATCTTTATAACTACTCACAATCACATCTACATCCCCTTGCTCATGTTGCCTTAAATCCTCTAATTCAGTCTTAATAAAATGAGTTGGTTCAGATGGATTGAGTGCTAGATAAATATCCCCCGTGGTACGAAATAATAGCTGCTGCCATTCTATTTTGTTTATTTCGTTTGCCTCATCTACAAATAGGTGATCACGTTTACGGCCTCTTAATTTAGTCTCTTTATCTACACTAAAAAATTCTACTATTCTATTCCCGTATTTAAATTCAAGATTGCTTTTATTATTTTGAACCATATGAAACATACCAGTCTCTTCTAGAATTTCAGTAAAGTCTCGCAAGGCTGAACTACGAAGTGATGGTAAAAACTTTCTAACTATTGAAAAAATGCCACGTTCATCAAATCGATTTCCTATCCTACCTGTTAATAACCATACAACTATCAACTGACATATCGAATATGATTTAGTGCTACGGGTACCGCCTCGATTAATCTTAATCTTTTTGGTAGAATTAATATTCTTTAAATAAACTAGACTACTTTTTATCTTTAGCTTCACGGCTTATTATTTCTACTTCAACTCCTGTAATATTCATGCTGCCTTCAATTTCAGTTCTTTCTACATAACCCCTGCGCTTACCTTTAGTCTTAAGATAAAAAATTGTGCTGCTTACTTCACCATTCATTATCTGAAGATGCAACTGAGACTCAGCGAAATCTAATGCAACATCACTTATGGAATCTACTGCTTCTTTATAATTATCATCTTCTTTTAACCACCTGTAATGAGTTTCTCTACTGATCCCAGCCATTTTACATGCATTAGTAACAATGCCTAGTGTTTTTTCTAGGGCCTCAATCATTGCCCTTTTTATAGTGTCAGTTTTTGTCATGGTCATATATCAAATTGTGAATTAAAATTAAAGCATCGGATGAAGTTTCCACCTCATAATCAGCGGTGATATTGCTAACTCTAGTTTTGATTGAACGTAAGTGTCGATCAGTTTGATTACTTTTTCTTTTCTCTCTTCCGTCTTTACCATCGTCAATTATCTTTATGATTATTGGATTAGCCTTATCGATATAGGTACTATTCATAAAGCGGTCTCCTTCAGCTATTATCTTTTTACCTTGGTTATAATTTAAAAAAGCGATTACATCTGACATTACAGCCATTGATAATCTATCCGTACCTTCAAATGTTGAACCATCATATTTGCCAATAACGATTACATGGCCGTTTGTATGATAATAGAATTTACCGATCTTTTGCCTGCTCTCTTGTTTAAATGTTTTAATAATGGATTTCATTACCCAAGTCTTTCCGCTACCGCATTGCCCTATTAAAAGGATATTATTCTTGTTTTTCACGGCCTAGTATAATCATTATAATTATTACTGAAACATTGCCACTCTTTATCCATCATAATTACTTGACCTGTATTTAAATAATGATTTTGTTTAACAGGATTAAGGCCGTAATCTTTTTTGTTGTATTCTAATAATAAATGTTTTGGCAGGCTTTCTTTTCTGCAATCCCAAAATATATCAAACTTTGATTTTTCATTCCACTTCTTTGAGGCATACTTAATCCTTTCATAGAACATATCGTTGTATACATTTGGATATCTTCGATTAGGTCGGTGCCATGATTTGTAACAACACAGAGTTGTTTCTAAAGTAAAATAAGAAAGATCAGGATGATCGTATCTAGACCGTGCATCATTTAAAAGGGCCTCGCCTTCTTTGGATAACCAAGTGATAAATTCTTTTGAATAAGTAATATTATTTTTCCACCAATCCATATCGTCTCTCCCCAGCACTTTGCATAATCCATTACGATGGGATTTACTTCCGTTGATGTCATCTAGAAATAATGAATTACAATCCACATTTAATCCTGAGACTTTTAAAAACTCAATAAAAGAAAATGTGGCCAGCCTTCCGAAGGTGTAAAAATTATTAATGACATAATCCCAAAGCAATTCGAAATTCTTATACTTATCATTTGTGGTCAGGATCTCATTATAAAATTGTTCTTGTGTTCTTCCATCAAGATTTTCAATATATGAAAGGATGCATTTGTCAAGACTATTTTTTACATATCTTCTATCGGTGTCCCATCCAATCTTCTCGTAGTTGCTGCGGAACCATTTATTAAAGTCTTGAAGATTGAAAGATTCAAGTGATGGGAACTGATCAAAAATAAGGTATGTACTTATCACATTTTGAGAACAGCCATTGATGAATGCGAACCATAAACGCTGCTCTGTTGTCATTTTTAATTGCCTGTGGAGATATGGAAATGCGTAATAAATTGCGCCAGCATGAGCTTTATATTTTAAATGAAATTCATAAAATCTTAAAAATACTTCTCTTCGATATTTTGGTTGCCTAAAGTCAAATCCGTATTCTAAATTTGATATTTCTTGTTCTCCATTTATGTCGCAATACCTACCAATCATATGAATTTTATAATTTATTGTAGCATGTATAATTTTAAAAAAACATTAGCTCATTTAACGGAATTAATGATTTTAATTATCTTTCTTTAATTAAGCATTTATGTAGAAAATTGTAAAAACCTCTTAAATTAACGATTATGCACCTTCTCGTGCATTCATGGAATAAAGGTTGGTTCATTGCCAACTACCCAAAAAAGAGTATTTGGACCCATATATTTTTCAAATTTATTCTTGTTTTGATTCATATAATTAAAACATTTTCCCTCATATCTTGGGTGAAGATTAAGGCCAAAATATTCAAATGGCATCCAATCTGCATAAGTGCAAAATCCTTCTCCATTGGGATTAAAATGAACCACTTCTATCCCTGAACTTTTGAAACCTTGAATACAAGTAAAATTAAATTCTTGATTTATATCTTTGTCAATTACTCTGCCAATGGTTGCTAATCTATTCGGTATATACTTCAAATTTTTTGATCCATTATTTCCAATTCCAATCAATACAATATGCTTAAGGTTACTTGGCTTCTTGATTGATAGACCATATAAAACTGATACTACTGAATTGCAGCTCCCACACGGAATGATGATTGTTTCAATATTATCAGGAATATTATTTACTTGGTGACCACCAATAAAATGAAAACCTTCAATACTCTCTGGAGTATTAATTCTTTCGTCAAGAGTAATATTTGTTTCTAATACCTCGTGATTAGGCAACTTATCTTTTAACTTAAAGCAGATGGATTGAAGTGCCTTTGAATATCCTATCTTAGATACAAAAAATGATGCACCCATTTGATTGGCTAACCTCATATTTTTATGTTCTAAATAATTCTTCGATCCAGTTACAATTAAGCATCCTAATCCGTAATGCTTGCAGATAGAACTAATAAACGGGTGCTGAGGGCTACCGACTACTGACCCTGATATAATTCCTTTAACACCTCTCTTCGCCCACCGGTCAACTAACCACAGGCATTGCCGCAATTTGGAACCATTGATTGAATTATAACCAAGCGGTGCAAATTTATCTTCCCTCTTAAAATACATATCTCCTATTTGTTCAACAGGAGTTAGATCAAAAATGTGTTGTTCCCATTTGGATACATTTCTATCGATTGATAACGTATTAAAGATTGTCATTTAAAAAAGCTTTGAGTGGATAGAATACTAATGAATTACGATAACCACCTTCCGCTAAAGGTATTATTGGAGTAACTCCGTGAACATTCCTCCATGCAGGATAAACCAGCATAGAATTATCACAACTATCCATTGTGACTCCATAGTCAGGGACTGTGGTGGAACCTCCTTTGCTATTCTGTCTTTTGCAGATAATGACATTGACACAATCTTTTATATTAGCATTGTCAATATGAAAAGATGCAGCTATGTTGTAATTTGAAATAGATGAAGTAAACAATCTTCCAAATTTCCACTCATCATGAACAGGCTTAATTGCTTCTAACTGCTTCTCATAAATTGTAGGTGCTATTTCTTTTATTAATTCTTCAGATAAATTACAAGCCATTATCATCGCTTTAACAAATACTTCTGCGGATTTAACTTGATGAACGGAACTCCTTGTTGGATAGGCTCTTCGACAGTCTTGGATTATAATTAGCAATATCACGAATAAAAAAACCAATTACCTCCCCATTCTCAACAAAAATACTATCCTCTGTTACGTTTGGCTCAATATATTCGCATACATCTCCAACTTTGACATTATGATCTCTTTTTATCAATTCAATTATTTTCATAATTTTAAATTTTTAAAGGTATCAATAAATACTCCGCCAATATAAATGTGATTTGCTCTACATTGCCTCTCTAGTTCTTTGGCCTCTTCATAGTTATTGCCAAAATCAATTTGTATTGCCTTTTTTACACCAGATGACATATCATCTAAAAGTGAACTTAAATCTTCATAATTTAAATTGGAATAGTCTACTTGTTCGAATCCCATCCATTTATCAAATAAGTTCCTATCCCAATCAGCATCTATTATCTCATCGTCCCATTCTCCGTAAAGTAAGTTGTCTTTAATTATTAACTCTTGCTTTTTTTCTTCTGATAAGGTAACCATTTTAGCAGGCACTTCTTTATACCCTAATTCAAGACAGGCCCTATAACGCATGTTGCCGCAAAGAATCTTAAAGTCTTCATCAATGATTAAAGGCCGGGCCTGTAACATTTCAGGAAACTCCCTCAAAGATGTAATTAGAGTTTGATACTTATACGTATCAATTATCCTTGGATTCAGTTCGTAGTTAGATAATTGCGAGACCAGATAATTCTTTACTTGCATAATTCTTCTTTTAATTTATTAATTAATATTAGTCCTATATCAATCTTCTTTGCTTTCATGTCTTGATAAATTTCAAATGCTTCAGGATAATCGTCTATTTTAAATTCAATTTGAATAATTTTCCTTCCTCTCGTGCCTTCCTCTGCATCTTCATCATCATTGCTAGCACTTACATCATCTTCTTCATCGGACTCCTCTATCGGCCTATCAGGTACCAAAGCTGACAAATTAGGTTGCCACACGTTAAGTCCCCATTCATTTAAATCTGAAGACTCAAAATTATTGGCTAAAATCTCCCAATCCCATATGCCGTAATTCGCATTATCTTTAATGATAAACTCTTGTTTCTGCTTAGGAGTAAGGCCCTCCATAATTATAACATCAACTTCTTTTATTTTGGCTTCTACGCAAGCCCTATACCTCATATTGCCTCCTAATATTATCATATCCTCATCTACTACAATCTCTCTAATTTCAAGCATCTCTGGAAATTCTTTTATCGACTTTACAAGTTGTTTGAATTTATGATCTTTAATAAATCTTGGATTATTAGGATTCAATTTTACCGCAGATATTTTTACCTTTTCAGTTTTCATTTTGTGAATCGGTATAAGTTATGATAGGCTCTTCAATCAAGGTCTCATTTATTGTGTTTTCAATCCCAGCATCGTCAAGGATCTTCTTGAATAAGTAGGCTAGATCTAGTACCCCATCTTCATTATCAAGGGTAATGCTTACTACCTTTTTTGCAGTGTTAAAATTTAGTTGAAAGTTTGACATGATTTTTTATTTAGTTTGATTCATTTTTTGTTGATGCTTTTCCTCTAGGTATTCCCTGAAGCTTTTAATATCCCCCATAGTATCGTGACATCTCCTGCACAAAGCCATCAGGTTTTCTATCCGATCTGCTGATTTGCTACCTCCCATCCCTCGAGCTTTAATGTGGTGAATGTCTACCGCCTGAGATCCGCAGGATTCACACGGAATAAAATCAGCTATTGTGTAGCCAAAATATTCCATGTAAATCTTGGTATGCTTCTTCACTAGAAAGGAAGGTCATAAGTCTCCTCCTGAAGGGAAGAAGGCTGCATAGCGTTTGCCTTTGGTACCGCTGCATCCTTTTCATATTCGTTTAACGTAATTGAAAGGTCCTTCCCGTACTGGTTTGGCTCATCGTAAATATTAATATTAAGGTTTACATACTTCTTTCCGTTGTAGGTGTAAGCGTGCGCCTCAGCATCCGTAATACAAAAAGAAGATGTCATCCAAGAAGCATTTCTTTTCTTTCCGCTTCCTAATTTTACTTTCGGTTTTTGTTCCATATTTTATTCTGTTATTGGTGTTGATGTTTTTCTAGTTCTCTTGGTTGGTGCCGCCTGTGGTGCTAATAGGGCTGCAGCTTCCTCTTCCTGCTGGCGATACCAAGTGGTATGCTCTTCGTTAGTATACCAGCCGTATAGATAGTTAACCAACTCCATACGGCAGGAGCTACACCAATGCGAGAAATTGTGCTTAGCATTTACGTAGGTAGTATACAAGTGAATTAAATCGTTGTAAACCTCCTTTGAATAGTTACGGATAAAAGCGTGCTTTTTGTAGCACTCATAAAGCTCCATGTGCTTCTTGAATAATTCTAAATCTTCAGGTGTCATAATTCAAATTTGTTAGTGAAATAATCTTCAATTAAAAGGTAAATAAATGGTGTTGTACTTCCTATAAATATTGCCTCCACAAAATTTGTATTCCAAAGCAGGTAACTCAGGCAAATCCAAAAGGACATACAAAAAGAGCAAGAGAAAGGCTTGACTAATTTTCGCCCTGTGACTTCTTTAAATTTTTTAGGTAAGTTTAAAATATAGAAATAGATCAGGGTTATCCCTATCGACCCTAATACACCAACTGCTGCTTGATACATTTGCGAATGTTTTTTATGGTTATAAATATTGAGGTGTGCGGTATTCCTGTTTCCTTGCTAACCTTTCGAACGCTTCCCAGCTCGACATACATCTTGAGAATCTCCTGATCGTACCAGTAAAGTCCCTCCACTATCTTTGTAATTCCATCCGCTACCGCTTGACTGTTATCAATCTGCTCCTCCTCTTTTACAAACTTCATGATGTCTTCCACGGGAATAAGGCTGGCATACATCCGCCCAAACTTTCCGTACTTTGAGTTGGTTTGATTGCAGCAGATTCGCACGATCCAAAACTTAAATACCTGCTTGCCCTTATCTTCTAACTCACCAATTTTTTTACTATCGTATTGCAGGACTATGTATGCTACCTCTTGCCGTAGATCTTCCCAAAGGTCCTTACCTATATTCTTGAATACATACTCAAACTCGGTGTCATATAGCCAGCCGATCGATTTCATTTTAGGGTTATTACCTTACCAGTTGGGTTGCCTTGAAAATCACAAAACGATCCAAACAAAATAAACCGGACTTCCTTTTCCCGGTTTGTATACGGGCTTGCCAGCATCCGTATTTGTCTCTGAACTATGTCGATTCCTTGGAAGGTCCCCTTACCTTTTGGTGACCACTCACTCCACTCATTATTTGGTTTCTTGTAACGGATCTCCAGCGAGTAGTCAGGCTTGGTAATTGGCAATCCCTTAGTCATCTTGATCGGTAATCACTACTTTTAACCCTAACTCCTTACAAATTGCTCGAAGGTTCGCTAAGCTAATAGACTCCTTTCCGTTCTCGAAGTGATGTACAGGAGCCTGACTCAAACCGATTTTATCGCATAGTTGCTGCTGGGTGTACCCTAGTAACTTGCGTCTCCTTCTAATCATAATTCCTTCTAATTCTGCCATGTGTTTGTTATTTATTCAAATGTAATTTTTTTATTTTAATCAAATTTAAAAATGAGTAGGTTGTTAGAAAAATATTTAAAAAGGTAACA